AATTGTGGCTGTAATGAATCATAGTATAAGTTGTAAGTAAAGTTATTAATTCTATTACTAACAACTTGATTTACATTATTGACTAATACATATGGGTTACGATGTTGATATGTTAGTAGTAATTGATTTAATTTGTAATCCGTAGATTTTTTACTTGCTACAAAAGTTTCAGGCTTTACATAAAAATCACGTTCAAAACTATCAACAACCATAATACCAGTCAAGTTTATTTTAACACCACTAGGTGTAAATATCAACGGTTTAATATTTTCAATAATTGGCCCAGACAATCTTCCTGTAGTTGGAATACCCACAATACCTACTGGTCTTGTAGAACGTTCTAAGTCAAGTAGTCCTTGCCCATGTACAAGCCTGTTATAAAATGGAATATCTTTATTGGCAGTACTTAATAATAGTCTTACAATACTAGCACCTTTCATTTGTGGCCATTGCTGATGAATTAATGCCACTGCTCCACTAACAACAGGAGCTGACATACTAGTGCCAGTCATCATAGCGTATCCATTACTAGCTAAACTTGTTGGTACACTACTTACAATTCTTGTACCTGGGGCAACCAAATAGTAATTGTACATGTAATGACTATCAACACATAGTTGATTATTCATCAAACCTCGTACACTAGATTGACACAAATGCCCTGCATCATTACTAGTATTGTTTATTGAATTTGTGTTTGCGTCATAATTACCAACAACAATTACCCGTCCACCTAACAACAAGTTTCTATTACTATCAGCAAATGTTGCTAATTGAGTAAGTCCCGCTGTATATGGTTGACCATTATTCCCAGAACTAATAACAAGAACCATTTCTCCCTGTAATTGTTTTGCTATATCTGGTAAATTGGTTAGATAAGGAATAGTATTTGTGTTTGTAAATGCTGTGATATATTGCCCAGGTATACCCTCTTTTGGCTGTAATACATAAGCAGGTGGCATAAAGCCCAAACTTAAGTTTGCTACATCAGCACCAAGTTTATTTGCCCAACTTAGTGCTCTCAAAACTTCGGGCATATCCATGTTGCCATCTTCAGTTACTTTAGCAATTGCTAGTTTGGCATCGTAAGCAACGCCTTGAATACCTACTCCATTTTTATTAGCAGCGGCGATACCAGCAACGTGTGTACCATGTCCAATTTTATCTAGGTAGTTTTTACCTGCACTAAAATTTTCTATAAAAAGAATCTTATCTTTGAATTCAATATGGTTAACATCAATACCGCTATCAATGATAGCAATCAGACTGTTTTTACCAGTATATCCACGGGTATAAGCAGATTGTGCGTTTATACTAGTTAGTACACGACTACCCAAATATTCAGTATTACTATTAGGTTGCCCAAATGATAATGTGGGTAATAATGCTAGTATGGGCAATAATTTTTTCATATGACTTTACTTTAAGTTATTGATGTAAGATTATATCAATAAAGCTATTTATTGAACAGTTAATTGGCTAAAGCCATAATAATGAAAAATATACTGCGTCCTCTTCCTTTTTAAAAATAAAATCCATAAAATCAGGAGCTACTTGAGTGATGTAATCCTTTCCAGGAATACCATACTTGTCAATTACCCAAAATGTAACCTTATTAAAATAAGGATCAGCTTGGGTTTGTGTCCAATATAAACGAACTGGGTATTTAAAATCTACTCCCATTAAGTTCTTCCTTAATTTTAGTAACGATTTCAGGGTTACGCTTAAATTTTATTGCCCATTTCTCAGGATCGATATAATCAATAATTATTTTTTGTTGTGTTTCATCAATACTGTCCAAAAACTTTAATCCACTATCAGTTTGATATAACAGCCATGGACTAATCTTTCCACTAGTAATCATATAACAGATTTTGTTTTTATTACCATATCTTAGATAATCACATGGCAATATGTTTTCTATAACACACATTTCACTACATGTTTCAATACTACGTTTTATAGCATCAAATGGATCTTCAATACGTAAATACTCAATTATATATTTGGTATAGTTACTATCAGTATTCCATACATCAATACTAACTTTATTCTTCAATAGCCAATCTATGTATCTTGGAATATTAATAGCATTAATTTCATAACAATAAGTTCCAAACTTAGCAAATGCTGTATAATAACTTGACTTAATATATTCTAAGTAAGTTTTATTTTTATTGGATGCTGTATGGCTTTTATAAAATTGTACCCATGCTTGAAACCCAATTTGATTGCCACGCTTATCTTTTTCTTGCCAACGATGTTTGTATTCACAAATATGACTAGCAATAGTTGACTCACGTAAAAATTTACGATTACAAAAGTCACAACTATAATTTGTTTTATTCGTTTCCGCTGTCATGTTCATATTTTTTAATTTCTTCTTCGGATACTAATTGACTTAACACTGAAATATCTTCAAACTTAAGTTGTGGGAACTTTTTAGCAAAGTAAACTTTGCGTTTTTGTTCAGTTACAAAAGCTTGGCATAGTTCGCCTAAATCATCTGCGTTTAATTTTGGATAGACCTTTTTGTAATATTCTTGTATGTCTTTAACTTTTGCTACTTCACGTAATTTGCTGATACTTTCTTTTATGTGTGGTAAGTATTGATGAAACTGTTTTCCAATACCTGGGCTGGCACTACATAACATTAACCATTGTAGTTTAGGGTTTTTCTGTACGTGTTCATTAAACATATATTTGTTTGCGTGATACTCAGTGCTTAACAAATAATATCCTTGTAAGTCACGACTGGCTTTGATACAACTAAACCATATGATAAGCATATATGGGACAAACTTTTGTTGTTGTTCTACTGTAAGTCTATCATAATATCCATAGTCTTTTTTGTCTAGTGCTGTGATAGCATTAAACAAATCAAAGTCTACGTTTTCAAACTTATCATCTACAATAGTTTTTGCCAATTTAAAATACCTGACTATAGTCTACGATTTCACAATTACGACTGATTTCTTTAACAAAGTAAACACATCTGGGCTTGGGTCCATCATCAATGGGTACACACAAGAATTGCCCATTACGTAATCTGGGAGCATACCATGTTACATCGTTCCATATATCAATTATTTCAATAGGTAAAAAGTCTGGGTTATAGCTACTCAATGGATTAAATTGAAAAGCACTAAACCCACGATCATTAAGACTGCTTAGTGGTAGTGTTTCCAAATCACCATGATCTTTTTCTCCAATTAGTATTTGCCAATCTACAGGCATTTTAATTGTTTTGTCGCCAATTTTTAATACTAATGCTGGACTGTTAAATGACTCTAAAAAGATTAATGGGATATAGTAATAATCTACATTGTTTGGGTTACTATTATCTAATATCGCAAATCTTAAATCGTCAATTTCTTCTGGAAGTATTTCCAAGTTATATGTTTGATTTTCAAGTAATAAAATTTTCATGTTATAAGTATATCACACTTTGTTAAAAGAATCAATAGACTAACTTTTCCATAGTATGAGGATATGCTGCCTCATTATAGAAAGCTTTACGTTGTGTTAAGTGCCGTTTGGCAAAACGGCAACTGCTTGTTATGTCCCAAATCTGTACAAAGTCTTTATCTTCTGCTTTACGAATACCACGACCAATACTTTGTATGACACGTACAAAACTTTTGCCTGGTTCAATTAATACAAGATTAAAAATACGAGGAATATTAATCCCAACAGCAGCAACCCCATAAGTTGCAACAATAACCTTATTAGTGCTAACAGCCACTTCATCATATTCTTCCTTACGTTCAGTAAGTTTAGTTTCTCCTGAAATGAATACACTATCGTCAATAAGTTCAACTAATCGTTTACCTGGTAACACACGGTCAACCAATACCAATGTGTTGCCACTTTCACTAATTTCATTAATAAGTTTGGATATTGCTTTTATCCTATCCTCATTCTCTAACAGATATTTTAATTCACTTTGGTAATTCTTAAACTCTACTTCATCTTTTAATTGTACAATATTTACATGACACCTTGCCAATACACCTTTATCTTGCAATTCACTGGCAGCTAATTTGTTAATGACTGGCCCCAAACTAACAATAATACTTAATCTATCATGGTCTGCTTTGGGAATCGTTCCAGTCAGTCCCCAACGAATAGGAACATTTGCCATAACATTAGTTAGTAATACTTTAAGGGCATCAGCTTTTGCCATATGTACTTCATCAACAATTACACAAATAACATCTTCTAAAAATTCTATAATACTAATTTCAGCAACACCGTTCTTACTATCCTTTAATAAATTGTTTAGACTTTGCCATGTACAAATTGTATGACGTTTACCATATTCTTTACGGTCACCAAAATATACTCCAGTATCAAGTCCCATGTTAATATAGTCTGATTCAGTCTGTGTGACTAGGCTTTTATTAGGTACTATAACAATACTACGCCCATAATCTTCAACACTCTTGCTTAGTGCGGCAGTCATAATTGTTTTACCAGCACCAGTAGCTACTTCTTGTAATGACTGTGGATTTTGTAAAAAGTTGTTAATGATTTCCACTTGATAGTCACGTAGCATAATAGGCTTACCCTCTGCCACATGACCCTTTGGCCAAAGTTTGTCACTATATGTCGTTTCGGACACTTGAGTAAAATTGAAGTTATGATTAGTTGTGCGTTCATCAATCAATTCAATGTCATAATTCATTGAATCAATAACTGGAATAATATCAGCTAATAAGTTTATATAAGTTGCTCCAGCCATACTAAAAAAACTTGTTTTACCATTCCAACGTCCTAATTTAACACTTGGCAAAAAACGTGCGCCAGGTACTTCATATTCAAACTTCTTAACAAGTTTTTTTCTTGCGTCAAGTTCCAAATCGGCAATCTTAACATTTACTTCATCTTTAATTATTATTTTACATGGTTTCATAGTTTAATTGCCGTAGAGTTTACAAGTGTTATAATTTTTTGTACTTGTAATTTAGTCGCATCTATGCCTGACAAATGTATTCCTTTTATCAGCACTGCGGGCTTTGTAAAGTTTTGTATTTCATTAGCAAAGTATTTATAATAGTATATCTCAAAGTTTTCTGTGAGAACATCAATAGTAGGTGTGTATATAGGATGTTTCTTCAATCTTACATTAATAATAATTGAACGAACACTTAACCTTTTTAAATAGTCAACAAGTATATCAACATTTACCGTATCAATTTGATTTTGTACTGACCCAGCGAATAATAAAAAATCATCTTGTTGACTTACTGATTCATGTATCTGTATTCCATACTGTGATAACTGTAATAAAGTTGTTGGGCTATCATCAAAAGTTATATTTTCTATAGCTTTATCTAAAATGTTATTACTTGCTAATACGTAAAATTTATTTTTAATTTTTACGTAAGTTGGATCATAGTATTTGTTTTCATATATGTTAAGTTGGTTAACTATTTTAGTAAGAGCAGGACAATAATTTAGTTTGAAAAACTTGGGAACAACTTCATTAACAAATCTAAGATTATATGTATTGAATTC